GGCTAAGTCAGGTAAGGGCGTTCGTAAGTTCAACCTTACATAATAGCAATACCCTAAGTCGCTAGAGGGGGCTGCCAGAGCCCTTGCAGCTCCCTCTAGTCTTTAGAAAGGATAACAATGAGCATCACCACAGTAGCGGAATTGAGAACCGCACTTGGAATCGGAACATTATATACTGATGCAGTCTTGCAGTCAGTCTGCGATGCTTCTGATAATGTCTTGTTGCCTTTTCTATGGACTAACACGACTCCAGTATCAGGTCACTCAAATAACGGCACAGCAGGTGTTCTTTACTTTCAGGATTATGTCCAAGACGTATTCTATGTAGGTCAGCAAATTGTCGTTACCAATTGTGGTTCTAACTTCAACGGCACAAAGACAGTCAATGGCGTTGGTGAAAAAAGCATCGAAATCACAACTACTCATGCCGCTAATGTCGTTAAGACCTTTCACCCAATAAATCCTTTTGGTCAAGTAGCAGCTACTACTTATGTGGATTACACAACCATCCCTGCCATTCAGGAAGCCAGCCTTATGATCAGCGTGGCTATCTGGCAAGCGCGCCAAGCACCAACAGGTCAAGGCGTATCTATTGACGGCTACGCTCCAAGCCCTTACACAATGTCTAATCAGCTCATGGCTCGCGTTCGTGGCTTACTTGCACCTTACCTAAGCCCTAACTCTATGGTGGGCTAATGCCAGCGATAACCACTCTTCGCAGCTCAATAGCGGCTGCACTTACTGACAATACCAAGTGGAGCGTGTTCTCGTTCCCACCTGCTACGCCCATTGCCAATTCAGTCATCGTCAGCCCTGCTGATCCATACATCACGCCTACAAACAATGACCGCACATCTGTAGCGCCATTAGCCAACTTTACTATTACGATCCTTGTGCCATTATTGGACAACCAAGGAAACCTTGCAGGAATTGAAGATGATGTGGTTCGAGTCTTTCAGCTCTTGGAAGCCTCATCTATCGTGTTCAATGTAGGCAGCGTGTCCAGCCCTAAAGTGCTGAACCTGCCAACAGGAGACTTGCTGGCTTGCGATATTGCAATCAGCACCTTAACGGAATGGAGTTAAATCATGACCGATTTAGCACAATGGGAAAAAGAGAACGAAGCCTTCCTGATTAAAATCGGTCAGGTTGCTTCTAAGCCAGAAACAAAGCCAACTAAGAAAGAAGAGGAATAAATCGTGGCAGTATATCTAAGCAACGGAGTAGTTCTAACTGTCAATGCGGTAGATCTATCTTCACTCGTATCATCAGTAACAATCAACCGCTCATTCGAGGAGCTGGACGTTTCCGCGATGGGCGATTCTGGAAGACGTTATGTAAAGGGATTGGAAGCTTCAAGCATTACTATCGACTTCTTCAATGATGCAGAATCTGCAAAAACACTTGCTACATTGAACTCAACTTGGGGAACATCTACAACAGTCACAGTCAAGCAGACTTCTGCCGCTACATCAGCGACAAACCCACTTTACACAATGAGCTGCCTAGTCAATAACACAACACCAGTTAACGGCGCAGTTGGAGACATCTCTACACAGTCCGTAACTTGGAACGTGAATGGTACTATTGCAGTAACTACAGCGTAAGAAGGAGATAAGGGCTATGGCAAAACTCAAAGTCACAAGGGCTGACGGACAGGTAAGCGAGTATGAAATTACTCCGCTCCTAGAGTACAGCTTTGAGAACTACGCCAAGAAGGGCTTTCACAAAGCCCTGATTGAAGATCAGAAGCAGTCAGACGTGTACTGGCTCTGCTGGGAAGCAATTAGACGTTCGGGTGAAACAGTCAAGCCTTTCGGGGAACAGTTCCTTGAGACTCTCAAGTCAGTTGAGGTCTTAGAGTCTGACCCTTTGGACTAAGGCTGGAAAAGAACTCCATCACCTATCTCGCGACTCGAATGAGTTATGAGTTTGGAGTTCCTTTCCAAACCATCGTGGAACTTTCTCCGATGGCTTTCAAGGCTCATATACAGGTATTAAACGATATAGCGAAGGAGCGAAGCGATGCCAGTAGAACTGGAAAACGGCGTAGCACTTCGTAAAGCGATGAGAGAGTACACTCCAGAATTAGCCAAGGAAACCCAGAAAGAAATCGCTGGTCATCTTCGCAAAGTAACGAGCGAAGCGCGTGGGTTTGTTCCTAGCACATCGCCATTATCAGGCTGGTCTAAACCAGTAGGTATTTGGGAATATCGAGCTTTTAATGCCAGCGATATTAAGCGCGGCATTGGTTATTCGACATCACCAAGCAAACCTAATAAGCGAGGCTTTAGAAGCCTTGCAAGCATTTACAACAAGTCCGCGGCAGGTGCTATCTATGAAACCGCAGGGCGCTTGAACGCTTTAGGCAATCCACCAGCTCGCCGAGTAGCGGGATGGACAGGCGGGGCTTTTGGCAAAGGTGAACTCGGACAAGTTTGGGAGTCAGGCAAGGGTGTCAATAAATCTGCTAACCCTAATGCTGGTAGGCAGTTTATTAACGCTTTACCGCCATTGGTTGATTCACAGCAATCAAACAGCGCAGGGCGCAGAACACGCAAAACTAAAGGTCGCTTGATATTCAGAGCATGGGCTAACGATCAAGGCAAGACCACAGCAGCCGTTGTAAAAGCCATTCAAGCTGCAAACATGCAAGTTGTTAAAAAGGTTAATGCACGCGGCGAAGTCGATTTTAGGTCAAAGGGGTAATACATGTCAATGACAGACCTAGCAATCCGTATTGCTACCACGATGGATTCGACTGGCTTACTCAAGGCAGATAAGCAAGTCAAGAGTTTTGAGAAAACAGTCAAGGGTCTTGGCAAAACTTTAGGCTTAACTCTTAGCGCAGCAGCTTTTGTTCAATTTGGCAAAAAGTCAGTCCAAGCATTTATCGAGGCTGAAAAGGCTAATACCAAACTAGCCAACTCTGTAAAGAACTTAGGTCTGTCTTTTGCTCAAGCAGAAATCCAGAGCAACTTAGATAAGATTTCAGCAGCCACAGGTATTGCTGGAGAACCACTCGCACAAGCCTTCCAGTCATTATTGACCACTACAGGATCGGTGAACAAGAGCCTAGAGTTATTGCGCCTTAGCTTGGACGTGTCTGCGGGTAGCGGAGTCGAGTTAATCGGAGTCACGCAGGACATCTCAAATGCCTACCTTGGCAACACACGAAGCCTTCGCAAGTACAATTTAGGACTTACACAAGCAGAACTTAAGACAGTTACTTTTACAAAGGTACAGGAGCGCTTAAACGCACAGTTCTCTGGGGCTAACGCAGCCTATTTAGACACCTACGCTGGCAAGATGCAAATCCTTACAGAAGCAGCAGGTACAGCGCAGGAGCGCCTTGGTGGAGCAATCATAGACTTTGGTATGGCTTTTACTGGCTCATCTAACATAGACCAACTAATTGGCAAAATTAACACCTTGACAGATAAGACAGTTGGATTCTTGGATAGAATCACAGAAGGCGTAAGAATCCTTAACGCCATTCGTAACAGTTCTCTTAACACTATCCAGAAGAACATTCAAGATGCTCAAGTAGAAGAGTTCAACCGCCGTATGCGCCGCGACTATATGAAGGCATGGGATGGCGTTAATATTCCACAGAGTTCAGCTCAACTAGCAGCCCAACGCGCAGCAGAGGCAGCAGCCCGCAAGCGCGCCGAGCAAATCCGCAAAGAGCAAGAAAAACAAACGAAAGAACTTAAAAAGCAAAACACCCTAAAAAGGGCTGGCACTCTTTTTGACCAGACCCAGATTCAGATTATTGCCGCGCTTAAAGGCAATATCTCCAAAGAAGATCGTTTGCGCCTAGAGTTGCAGTTAGCTCTTGCTACAGAAAACGTTTCAGAAGTCGAGAAGCTAGGAAAAGAACTAGCGATTTCGCAAGGTCTTGGACAAGACTTAGCGAAGTTTTTAACTAACCTTCCATCTGCTAAGAATCCTTTTGAGGCTTGGAAGTCTTTCCTTGATGGTATTGAGTCACAAGCTGCTCGTATTGCTGGGATGCAGTTCCAGATGGGTAACTTCCAGTACACAGTACCAACTGGCAACTTCACCTACGGACAGGGCAACCCACTCAATACAAACGTATTCGTAGATCCAAGAGGCGCAGGTGCGGGTGGCTCAACAGTCGTAGTGAATGTGGCTGGTTCGGTCACTACATCCCAGAACCTTATTGACGAGATTCGTGGTGGTCTTAACGTAGCTTCACTCTCTGGTTCATCCGCTAACGTAGAACGCAGAATCGGCGGCTGGTAATGTCACTTCCAGCAACCATCAACGTATCCTTCGACTTCTCAAGCGGAGCGACCTTCGGTACTGGCTTTGTCATTGGAGACCCAACCTACGGAGTAATCGGGGTCAGCCGCTTTGGTACTGACACCACAGTCATTCCAGTAGTTGATTTGACTCCTAACGTTTATCAGATTTCCATCAACAGAGGGCGCAACATCATGCGCGATACTTACGAGGCTGGCAACGCTACAATCCGAGTGCTAGACCCTGATTCATACTTCAACCCACAGAACACAGCATCTCCTTACTTTGGCAAGTTAGCACCGCTTCGCAAGATTCGTGTATCTGCTACAACTGCCACTACAAGCTCATGGCTATTTAGCGGTTATGTGCAGGACTACAAGTACACCTACCCTCAAGGACAAGAGACTGGCTATGTGGACATTATCGCCACAGATGCCTTTCGCCTATTCAACATGGCTAACGTGCAGACCATCCCAGACACAGCAGCGGGGCAGGACACAGGCACACGCATAGGCAAGATTCTGGACTGGATAGAGTTCCCTGCTTCCATGCGCTCTATCTCGACAGGGCTTAGCACCTGTATCGCTGATCCTGCTACAGCCCGCACAAGCCTAGAAGCCATGAAGAACGCAGAGTTCTCCGAGGGCATGGGCGCTTTCTATATGGACGCAGAAGGTACTGCCGTCTATAAGAACCGCACCGAGGTAGTCCATTCAATCGGCACAACTCCTATCCAGTTTAACCAGACCACAGGTATCCCATATAAGAACCTTCAGTTTGCCTTTGACGATAAACTTATTCTGAATGATTTGACCTTCACTCGCTATGGGGGCGGTGTAACGCAGGAAGTGTTCGATAACGACTCCATCGCCAAGTACTTCCCACACAGCCTTAATCGTCCTGACCTTGTGGCAGAGACAGACGATATTGTCCTGAATGTGGCGCGTGAATATTTGGTAACGCGCAAGGAAACGAGCATCAGAATCGACTCGATGGTGGTCGATTTGCTGGATACAGCAGTACCAACAGATACCATGATTGAGCTTGAGTTCTTTGACAATGTAGAGATAACCAATGTCCAGCCTGATGGCTCGACTATCGTCAAGGTTCTGCAAGTTCAAGGGCTAAAGTGGGACATCACCCCAAACCGCATGACAGCAACAGTAACGACTCTCGAACCTATTGCAGATGGCTTTATCATCGGTAATACGTTCGGATTTGGTACAATAGGCACATCTACATTGAGTTATTAGGAGCAACATGGCAACCTTTCCAGTCACAACAGGAGACGTATTAACAGCGGCTACCTATAACAGCCTTCCAACCTTTACCATTGGCGCAGCCCAGACAGCGGACTACACAGCTGTTTCTGCGGATCAGTACCAAGTCCTTGAGATTATGAACAAGGCAACCGCTATTGCCTTTAAGATTCCAACCAATGCTTCTGTAGCGTTCCCAGTAGGCACAGCCATAACAGTCCTCAACATCGGTGCGGGAGTCTGCACAATCAGCGCAGTCACTCCAGGCACTACAACAGTCTTATCAGCAGGGGCAACAGCTGCAAGCCCTACCATTGCACAATACAAGTCTGCCGTCTGCATAAAGACAGCAACCGACACTTGGTACGTGGTGGGCGCAGTTGCTTAATCAGATAGCTGCAATTCATGGCGTAGATGCGCCAATTGTATTTGACGTATTAACAGTCGCAGGCGGTGCAGGCGGTGGTGGATACGGCGGTGGTGGCGCAGGTGGACTTTGCTTCCAAACTTCTCGCGCATGGGTTAATGGCTCATTTACAGTAACAGTTGGTGGCGGCGGTGCAGGTGGCGCAGCAGCAGGTGGCGTGTTTGGTGGTTCTGGAAGTAACAGCGTATTTGACACAATTACAGCTCTAGGCGGTGGCGGTGGTGCTGCTGGTGGAACTGCTGCATCAGGTGGTTCTGGTGGCGGCGGTGGTCCTGTAAGTATTCTCGTTGATGGCGCAGGTGGCGCAGCTACACAAGGAAACTCTGGCGGTGCAACAGGATACGGATTTGCTGGCGGCAACGCTAAGTGGGATCCGCAATACCCTGGTGGTGGCGGCGGTGGTGCAGGAGCAGTTGGCACAACTGGAACATCTATTGGTGGATTACCTAACGGTGGCGTAGGTCGCTCTTATGATATTTCAGGCAGTTCGACATTCTATGCAGGCGGTGGCGGTGGCGGTGCAATAAGCAACGCTGGCGCAGGCGGTAACGGTGGTGGCGGTAACGGATTCAAGTCAGGTTCACCATCTGTCGCGGGAACTGCTGGTACAGCTAACACAGGTGGAGGTGGCGGCGGTGGACGTGACTCAACTGGCTACGCAGGTGGCTCAGGTATTGTCATTGTAAAGTATCCAAGCAGTCGCACACTTAGCCTAGGTGGTGGACTTACTGGCTCAACATCATCTGCTGGTGGATTTAAGACAACAACAATTACAGCAGGAACAGGAACGGTGACTCTTTCATAATGGCACACTACGCGTTCTTAGATGATTCTCACATTGTTACAGAAGTCATTGTAGGTATTGACGAAAACGAACTTATTGAAGGGCTAGACCCAGAGACTTGGTATGGCAACTTTAGAGGACAAACCTGCAAGCGAACTTCCTATAACGGCAATATCCGCTATAACTATGCAGGAGTTGGCTATACCTACGATCCGATTGACGATGCTTTCATTGCTCCTATGCCAACATGCGGACATGAAAGCCTGTTGCTAAACGATAAAAGACAATGGGAGTGCGATGACTGCCGCGCCTTGGCTTTGTAAGGCTGGACAGCAGCTTCGCGAGCAGCTAGATGATTCGTACCCAGATCGAGATAGAACCTCGGACGGCTGGATTGGTGATGCTCGACATTCACATCTTAAGTCTGATCATAACCCAGATAAAGGTGCTAAATCAGTTGTTCGAGCCATTGACATTGACCGCGATCTCTGTGGAAAGTCCAAGCCCGACCTCATGCCATACCTTGCTGACCAGATTCGACTCTGTGCGAAGTCTGGAGATTTACGAATTAAATACCTTATATTCGATGGACGAATTGCATCATCCAAGAGGCGCTGG